AGCTCATGATGGGCTTTTTTAGCACTCCCGATGTGCTCGTGGATCCATATACCGCTGGCTCAACTGGTGCAGTTCGCATCCGCGTTATGCAAGAGCTTGACATTGCTGTTCGTCACGCACAGTCATTCGCTGCGTGTCTCGACATCGACGCATAAATATAATGGTGGGGCAGCTTCGGTTGCCCCATCTTCACCCGATAGGGGGCTAATATGAAAATTAAATGCAAACGTAATATTTTAATTGGTGGCAATGCACACGTTGTTGGTGACATTGTTGAAGTGGCTGAAAATGTAGGTCTTGATTTAGTTAATACTGGCAAAGTTGAAGTGTATGAAGAAAAACAGGGCATAACTGATCGTGCAATTGGTTTAACAAAAAAATCAGCAGCTAGTTTAGTAAAGCGGAACACAAAGAAAAAATGACGATTAAACTTGTTAAAATCACAACGCTAAAAGACTGCCAAGCGGGTTCAGTCGGTATTATGCTTGCCGGTGAAGATCACGATGTTCGTCAAGATGAAGCGAACAAACTGATTGATCGCGGCTATGCAAAGCTATGGTCGGCCAAAGTGGCTAAAGTGGCTAAAGTTGCTGATGAGGATGCCGATTAATGGCGGTAGAAACTGCAAATGACCGCGCCATCTTTGTTGGCGTTAATGATTTCGGAGTTGCGGCGACCTATAATGCAACCACGATTAACGGCATTTTTGATAATGATTTTGTCGAGGTTGACGCTGGCGGGGGCGTTGGCTTTGCACTGCAACAGCCGCGATTTGTTTGCCGCACCGCAGACGTATCAACAGCCGCTGAAGGCGATACAATTACGATCAACGCGGTGGCCTATACGATGCGGATTGTGCAGGATGACGGCACCGGTATGACAACGTTGGTATTGGAAAAACAATAGATGGCACACGCTCGTCAGCAAATACGTGATCAGATCGTGACCACTTTAACAGGATTAGCAACAACCGGCAGCAATGTATTTCGCAGTCGTATATTTCCATTAGAACAGACGAGTTTACCAGCATTATGTATATTTACTAAATCGGAAACAACAGAATTTGATACGATAACGCTGGCAAGGTCTATAAATAGGTTTTTAGATGTTGTCGTAGAAGCGTATGTAATTGGCACAGCTAATTATGATAATTCGCTAGATGGGATTGCGGTGGAAGTTGAAGAAGCTATCGCCGCTGATGTCACGCTTAATGGCCTTGCAAAAGATGCACAGGTTGTTGCGTTTGAAGCTGATTATGCGGGTGATGGTGAGCAGCCGGTCGCCGTGGGTCGGTTTACAATAACAGTGCAATATCGCACTAAAGAAAATGACGTTGAAACTGCCGTTTAGAAAAGGAACAAACTGATGGCTACATTTAAGGGTAACGATGGTGTCGTTCTGATCGGCACAGACGTAATGGCTGAAGTAATTAGCTTTAGTGTCGATGAAACCGCTGACACCATTGAAGACACCACAATGGGTGATACATCCAAAACTTATGTTGCGAGCTTTACTGATTTTACTGCAACTGTTGAAACATATTTTGATGATACAGATACAGCGCAAAATAATGTAACCGCTGGTGATACAGTCGTGCTAAAGCTGCAAATGGAGGGCAACACAACTGGTGATCACCAGTTGACCGGCTCTGCTATTGTAACTAGCCGCTCAATCGGTGTATCATCCGATGGCATTAATACCGCCACTTATTCGCTGCAAGGCACTGGCGGCTTAACTGAAACTGTCGTTTAAAGGGGTAAATTATGGGCTTGGGAGAACAGATCGCCGCAAGGCGTAACCGCGACCGGAAGGTCATTAAAGTTGATGAGTGGGGCGAAGATGGTCAGCCGTTGGTTATTTATTCTGGAGCCATTACTGCTGGAGACATTGATAAGCTACAAAGAAAGCACAAAGACTTTTTAAACAATATGACGATTAGCGGTATGGTTGATCTGATTATTACCAAAGCTGAAGATGCCGATGGCAAGCGACTTTTTACGCTTGAGGACAAAATGCACTTAATGGGTGACAGCGTGGCCTTAATTGCTGATATTGCTGGGCAAATGTTTGGTGACGTTGAAAGCGTTGGGGATGCGGAAAAAAACTAAAGGGCGACCCGTTAAGGCTAAATATGCTAGCCCTAGCGGATCGCCTACACAAGACACAGCCAGAGATTGAAGAATTAACTCTGACAGAACTTAACGAATGGTTCGCATATTTTAAGGTGATTGAAAATGGCTCTGCAAAATAAACTGCAAATTAATATCGGAGCCAAAAACACAACTGGACCAGTATTTGCCACCTTAACCCGTTCCCTTGGCCTTGTCCGCAAAGCTATATTTAGTTTTAGAACAGCCCTTGTAGGTGTTGCTGGTGCCGCCGGTCTTGGTTTGCTGGTTAAATCATCACTTGATAGCATTGACACGCTGGGCAAAACTGCACAAAAGCTGGGCGTTACCAGTCAAGCATTACAAAAACTGCGATATGCGTCTAATCTGGCTGGCGTTGAAACGCGCACAGTCGATATGGCGGTGCAGCGGTTTACGCGGCGTTTGTCTGAGGCTGCGAACGGCACTGGCGAGGCTAAAGACGCGCTTAAAGAACTTGGTCTGAACGCCAAAGAACTAGCTAAACAACCACTTGATAAGCAGATGCTTGCGCTTGCTGATGCGTTTGATGACGTGCAAAGCAGCGGCGATAAAGTGCGTCTGGCGTTTAAGCTGTTCGATAGTGAGGGCGTGGCGTTTGTAAACACGCTAGAAGGCGGCAGCGCAGCCTTGCGTGAAATGTTTAATGAAGCTGAAGGGCTTGGCTTTATATTGTCATCAAGTGCAGTCAGGGGCGTTGAAGAAGCCAATGACGCGATAATGAAGCTAGGGACAATGTTCGGCGGCGTGCGCGATCAATTGGTCGCAGCGTTGGCACCGGCATTGCGTGAACTTGTTGATCTAATGCGAAACAAACTTGTTGCAGCAATTGAAAAAGCTGGCGGCATAAAAAAGTTTGCAAAAGAATTAGCTATTGGCGTTATCAATTTGGTCGAACAAGTTGCCAAAGCAATTTATCGTTTTGCAGAACAATCACAAACTGTCATTTTAGGGATGGTTGACGCTGCGTCTGTTTTGGCATCTACTTTTTCCAAAGATTTTGCCGACAGAATTAGAAACTTTTCAGAAAGTTTTAGGCGACTACCGAAAACCTTTGACGTATCTTTGTTTAATGATTTGCGTGCGGCTGTAAAAGCGACTTCTGATGGCGTTGATGGTCTCGGCAAAAGCACTGACAAGATTGCTGAAAAAACAAAAACATTGTCTGAGGCATTACAAGAACTAAAAGAAACAGGCGAAAAAGTCAGAGAGGGGCTTGGCGATGCTGCGGTGCGTGGCGTTAAATCTCTGGAAGATGCGCTTGTTGATGTAACTATGGGCGCAGCTAGTGCAAAAGATGCGTTTAAATCAATGGCGCGGTCGATTATTGCTGATCTAATCCGCATACAAATACAGCAAAGCATTACAAAGCCTTTAGCGGCTGCGATCGGCGGCAGTAATTTCTTACAAACAATTGGCAGCGCACTTTTTGGCGGTGGTAAAGCTATCGGTGGGCCGGTAAGGGCTAACACGCCATATATGGTTGGTGAGCGCGGCGCAGAGATGTTTGTTCCAAATAGCAGCGGATCAATAGTACCTAACAACAAAATGGGCGGCGGTGTAGTAGTCAACCAAACCATCAACCTATCGGCTGGTGTTTCGCAAACTGTACGCGCTGAAGTGATGCAGATGATGCCGCAAATACAAGAGGCATCGAAAGCGGCAGTGCTTGATGCAAGACGGCGCGGCGGTTCATTCAGTGCGGCATTCGGGTGATCTAAATGGCAATTTCATATCCACTAACATTTCCGACACAGACCGGCATTGCCAGCGTTAATTTGCACGCGATTAACAGCGTTGCAATTAGTCAAAGCCCATTCACTTACAAGCAGCAAGTGGTGGCGCATACAGGCCAACGCTGGGAAGCTGAGATAACTTTGCCGCCGATGCAACGCGCCGATGCTGAAGTTTGGGTCGCGTTTTTGCTATCGCTGAAAGGTATGCGCGGCACGTTCTTAATGGGCGACCCTAACTGCGCTACAGCACGCGGCAGCGCATCAACTGCGGCTGGCACGCCGGTTGTTAATGGCGCAAGCCAGACTGGCGATAGCTTGACTGTGGACGGCTTGCCGGTTAGCGCAACTGGTTATCTGCTTGCTGGCGATTACATCCAGCTAGGCGGCGGCTCTAGCGCGACGCTGCACAAGGTTTTGACTAATGTAGACAGCAATGCGTCAGGACAGGCAACGCTTGATCTGTGGCCGCACATCCGCACAGCACCGGCAGATGACAGCGCGATCGTTGTTGCTAACGCGGTTGGTAATTTCCGGCTTTCCACAAACCAATCAGACTGGTCAATCAACAACGCCAGCTTTTATGGCATTACGTTTCCAGCCATCGAGGTTATCGTATGAGCCGCGAACTAACTCAAAGCATTATTGACAATCTTGAAGCGGCAGAGGTTCAGCCGCTTTTTGCTGTTGAGTTATATTTGGACACGCAAACACTGTATATGTGGACGGGCATCGGTGATTTAGTGTTTGGTAACAATACATATATCGGAACAGGCCAGTTTCTTGAAATCAGTGAACTACAAGAAACCGCTGAAATATCGGCAAAGGGTGCGACTGTTAGCTTGTCTGGCATCCCGTCTGAGTTGATTTCGCTGGCTATCAGTGAGCCATATCAAGGCCGCAAATGCAAAATCCTATTTGGCTTGATTGACGCAGACCGGCAATTTCTAATGCTGGAAAACGGCAGCTATTTGCTTGCTGAAGATGGAAGCCGGATTGATGTATCGCAGGGTGCAGTTACGCCGGTTGTTGAAGTATTCAACGGCTATATTGATCAGATGACCATTATGGAAGGTGCTGAGACTAGCAGCATTGCAATATCGGTCGAAAGCCGTCTAATCGACTTGGAACGTGCGCGGATTTTCAGATACAACGATCAGAACCAAAAAGCCAGATATCCAAATGATCGCGGTTTTGAGTTTGTCGAAGATTTGCAAGATAAAAAGTTCAATTGGGGGCGTGGGTGAGGCTTGATGATTGGCCGGAAAGATTTGATGCGTTTATAGAAGAGTGGCGATATAGGCCATTTTGCTGGGCGCAATTTGATTGTATTAGGTTTGCGGATGAGGCGCATTATGTGCAGACAGGCAAGCACATTTTTAATGATTGGTTTGGAACCTATACAACTGAATGGGGTGCGTATCTAAATTATCATCGGCAGCTAAAGCGCAGCGGTCATTACAATATCATAAAGGCCATTAACAGCCGTTTGAAGGCCGTGGACTGGATTGTGCCGCCGAGGGGTGCGATCATAGGGCGAGGCGACTACGGGGCGTTGATGGTCACTGAAATCGCTTTGGGCGTTGCGCTAGGTGATAAGGTTGCTTTTTTAGGTTATGATGGTCTGGAATTTTCACCAGTTAAGCCAACTGATTTGATTTGGGTTGTAGAATGAACAAGATCACGCTGCTAAAAACCACAACATCGCTGACATCTGCGGCGATGATTGCCCTTATTCCCGAAGCAGCGTACGCAATGCCGCCGGTTGTAATTGGTGCGGCAGCTAGTGCGGCACTTAGTGTTGGCGCAGCTTGGGTTTTTGCTGGGACTGCAATAACATTTACCAGTTTCTTTTCTGCTTTTGCATTAAATGTTGCGCTTGGGCTTGTCAGCCAATCGCTTTCACCAAAGCCAAATGCGGGAGGTCAGCCAGCCGGAACGTCTGCGATTTTGGTCAGTGGCTTGTCGCCTGTCGCAGATCATCAAATTATCTATGGTCGCACAAAAGTCGGCGGTGCTGTGGTTTATAAAGAGGCCACAGACAACAATAAGTTTTTGCACGTTGTTGTTGCGATGGCTGGTCACGAAATTGAAGAAATCGAAACAGTCTATTTAAATGATGAGGCTTTGACGCTGGATGGTGATGGCGAAGTAACTGCACCAGATAAATATGTTGGAGTTGTGCGGATCAATAAGCATCTGGGATCGGCAACGCAAGCGGCAGATGAAGATTTGGTCAGCGAAAGTGCTGGCAAATGGACAAACGACCACAGGCTGCAAGGCGTTGCCTATATTTATGCAAGGCTAGAGTTTGAGGCTGACGCATTTCCGAATGGTGAGCCAAACATAACTGCAATCGTTAAAGGCAAAAAGGTCTATGACCCGCGCACCGAAACCACTGCTTATTCTGATAACGCCGCGCTGTGTTTCCGCGATTATTTGACAAGCGATTTTGGCCTAAATTCAGACGCAGATGAGATTGATGACGCGCTAATCATTACAGCGGCAAATATCTGCGATGAAAATGTAAGTCTAGCCGCTGGCGGCACAGAAAAGCGTTACACTACCAATGGCGCATTTTCGACCGGCGTTAAACCGGCAGACGCTATTGATAGCCTCTTGCGGCCAATGGGCGGTATGTTGTGGTATTCGCAAGGCAAATGGCGCGTCAAGTCTGCGGCTTATGTCACGCCAACGCTGGTATTTGATGAAGATGATTTGCGAAGCACGTTGCAGATCAACACGCGGCATTCGCGGCGCGACAACTTTAACATCGTGCGCGGTACATTTCGCGGGGCTGAAAGCAATTGGCAGTTTAGTGATTTCCCAGAAATCAAAAGCAACACGTTCATCCAAGTCGACAACGGGCAAGAAAGCGCGATGGATTTGGAATTGGGGATGGTGTCATCTGCGGCCACTGCGCAGCGGATTGCCAAGATTGCCCTTTATCAGAACCGCGAACAGCTAACATTGTCAGCCAGTTTTGGCTTGCGTGCTTTCCAGTTGCAAGTCGGTGACGTTATTTTGTTCAACAATAGCCGCGCTGGTTTTGTCAATAAGCCGTTTGAAGTGTTGTCTTGGACGTTTGCACCGGACGGGAATGGTGCGCTAGAAGTCAAGATGACACTGCGCGAAACATCTGCGGCAGTCTATAGCTGGGCGACTGAAGAAAGCGCATTTGAAACAAATAACACAACGCTTGCCGACCCGTTTGACGTTCCGGCCATTGGTCTGAACATTAGCAGCGAAGCGCGGGTGATTAACGAGCATCTAACAAATGTTATAATCGCCGAAGTCACATCTGCATCACCGGAACGCATCGACAACATCGAGGTGCAATATCGCAAAGTCGGTCAGACAGTTTATTCCACTGGTCACGTCGGCGACCTTGGCCGCGTTGAAATTCTTGACGTTGAAGATAGCGATTACGATATTCGCGCAAGAGCGATCAACACATTCGGCATTAAAGGTGACTTTACAACGCGGCTTGGCGTAACTGTTCAAGGTTTGGCTGATCCACCGGCTGACATTACCGGCTTTATTGGCAACGTGACCGCTGGTGGCTTGCATCTGGAATGGGAACCAGTGCCAGACCTTGATTTGTC